ATACACAACCGACGGGAGTCACTAACTTATTACTAACTTCAAGTATGGCCAAAGGTGAATTCGCTAAAGCGACAAACGCAACTAGACATACTTTAAATAAAATGACATCGGCTATATCGGACGAATACATTTTATTCACTTGTACAGATTACACCGACTCTTTTTATCAATTTCAAGATGTTTATCCTAATAACAATATGTTCGGACTAGAAGCCGGTCAACGTTATGTTTTTAGTTTAGATATTCAAAATGATACAAGAATCGACCTAGTTTTATTCGAATGGGTAGGCGGAGTATTAAAAGAAAGAATAGCGGGCGCTATTGAATCGGGTAACTGGAATCGAGAAAGTATTCGTTTCACGGTTAATCCTGTTGCTACTGGTGTAATGTGGCGTTTACGATTCCCGAAAGTTGCATCGTCTAGTGGAAAAGTAATGAGAATAAAAAAACTTCAGTTAGAAAAGGGCGATATTGCGAGTGATTGGAAGCGTAACACCGACGATCTAACGTTGAACACTGAGTTCGTCAAGAAAACGTCCGAGATTATCCAAACAGTGGACGGAATCACTCAACGTGTGGAAAATACGGAGTCTGGTTTAACAGGCGTCAAAAGTCGTGTAGGGACGTTAGAAACTACATCTACTGGTATTACGGCGCGTGTAACTGAAGTTGAAAAAGTGAATACTGCACAAGGCAACATGTTAACGTCACAAGGACAGACGATCACAACGCATACAAGCGAAATTGACGTATTGAAGAATCAAATCACTTTAACTGTTTCTAAAGACGAAGCGCAGGGATATGTTTCGGCAGCAGGAAGAGAGAACATTATCAAAAACGCGGTTCTGTCTAGCGGGAAGTATTGGGGATTTCATGCAGGTGTTTCACATGATCCGGCTTTAAATTACAAAGGATACGGCGTTTTAAAAACTATACAATCTGGTTTAACTACTGATTCATGGCGTGGAGCGTATACAGACAGATACCCATGTGTAGGTGGTAATTATTACGTAGCGAGCGCGTGGGCGTACAGAACAACGGCAATGGATCGCGGTGCGTCGTATGAAATTCAGTTCTTTGATAAAGCGGGTACTCGAATTGGAACGGCTTATTCGTCTATTACAGATGCAAATCTTCCTATCAATACATGGAAGAAGTTCCAAACGGATGAATACAAGGCACCAGATAACGCAGTTT